TGTAGATGGTAAGTGGTGGGAACATTTTGAGATTGCTTTGATGCTTTATGTTAAATGCATAGAAATGTTAAGGCACATAGCACCAGTAGATGTGTTACACAGTATGAGTAATCACGATTATCAGTCAGGTTTTCACTTAGCTCATGCTTTAAAGAGTTGGTTTAGAAAAGATGATGATGTAGATTTTGACATTAGTGTAGCTCATAGAAAATACTACCAGTATGGTAGTAATCTAATTGGATTAGAGCATGGTGATGGTGCTAAGATGGTTAATTTACCTCTGCTTATGGCACAAGAGCAACCTAAAATGTGGGCAGACACTAAGTATAGGTATTTTTACTTACATCATTTGCATCACAAGGTTAAGCATAAGTGGTTAGATGCTAAAGATTATGTTGGTGTTACTGTAGAATATCTCAGAAGTCCATCAGGTACAGACAGTTGGCATAGTCGTAAAGGTTTTACTGGTGTTCCTAAAGCTGTAGAGGGGTTTTTACATGAGAAAAATAGTGGTCAAGTAGCAAGAATCACACATTATTTTTAAAATATTGTTAAAAAAGTTTGGTAGTCTAATTCAATTTTATAATTTTGCTTATTATTAACTAAAAATAAATATAATGAGTAGAAATAAAAAAAACGATTCACAAAATCAAGAACCAGAAACTAAAGAAACTAGAAAAGAAGCACTAACAAGACTATTTTTAGAGAATGGTTTAGTAAAAGAAGATGTGCATAAAGACCCAAGAGGGTTTGTTATCATAACAAGATCAGGTATAGATAAAATTGTAAGCAAACAAGGAATTACTGTTGGTTATGAGATTATTAAACTTGATTTAGAAAAAGATAAAGTTAATGTTGTAATAAAAGCAGCAGCACAAATGAAGTTAAATAACAAAGAAGTTCGTAATATGATGTCATTTGGTGAGTCATCTGATGCTAATTTAATGGGTGGTGCAAAAAAGTTTCCAGTTGCTATGGCAGAGAAGAGAGCAATGTCAAGAGTTGTACTTAAGATAGCAGGGTTCTATGAGCAAGGTAAAGTATTTGGCGAAGGAGAGTTAGCCGAATAGTGAACGATGATTGGTTAGATGAGGTTCTTGATGGTAAGCCATCTGAGATAACATTATTTCAAATGGCTACCATTGAAACCAGATTACACAGGTCTGCAATACCCTTAGAAGAACAGTCGTATATCATAAACAATTTAGCAAACTTTACAGAACAAGAAGCTGATGATATTATTTTAGATATATTACAAAACCAAGTACCTTCAGACCCTAAAGACCAATACAAATTAATGGCTAGAAACGGAATGTTTGATGACAAAGAAATATAAATTTTCACATATTAGGGAAGCTCATAATGAGTTTGAAGCATTTTTAAGAATTAAAGGAATGTCTACAAGACAGTTTTCTTTTTTACTTGATGTAAGTGAGGTAACTGCTAGAAGATATATACTTGACACAACATTGCTTAGATACTATCACATGAATATTATTGCTACACACTTTAATATGAGTGTAAAAGATGTAATAGATATAATAGAATACGATTTAAAATAAAAAAACATGAACGAAGAAAACAAAACAAAATTAAAATTTAGTCATTACTTTCATAAAGTAATAATTAATGAATTAGTAAAGAAATTTAATGTTGCCGAAGATGAAATATTTTTAGGATCAAGAAGGAAAAACTTTATACAAGCTAAACGTATGTATATTTTTGTTCTTAAAACAATATTTGATTTAACACTACATGAGATTGGAGATATAACAAATCTGCATCATGCATCTGTGCTGTATCACTACAGACAGGTAGAGTTTTACCAAAAAATCTATGTGCTTGATTCAGAACTGTATAAGAAAATTTTAAGTAGAATAGAAAGTGTAACCTTAGATGAAAAGATTGATGCTCTGGAAAAACAAAACAGAGTAAACAATTTAGAATTAACCAAATTATATAACCAAAAAAAACGTAGAAATGACAAAAGAGAAAAATTATTTGCCTAGTAGTATTAAAGAAATTAAAACTAAATATGGCTCTATGCTTGTAGCTAACTTTAAAATGGAAGAGCTTAAAGCAATAGAAAACAAAGGGTGGTGTTCACTTGTAATATGTGAGAGAAAAGAACCTTCTGAGAAGGGTGCTACTCACTATGCATATGAGAATACATATGAGCCACCTAAACAAGAAACAGTAGACAATACTGAAACTAAAGATGACTTACCATTTTAAATAATATAGAGAGGGAAGGTTGGCAATTTTGCCTTAAATGATATTAAATGTTTTTGCCTTCTCTCTCTTTTTTTTAATGACAAAAATTATATACATAGAAGATTTACAATGTTTATATTGTAATGATATTGTAGAAGCAAATGGAGAATTATTTTGTTGTGATAGCTGTTATGATGAATGGCATGAAGAAAATAAAGATTATAAATGGGATGATGAAAAACAAATTTATGTTATAAAATGAAACAGAAACCAACATACTATGCTATTATATCTGCTGAGGTTAGATATGATAAAAATTTATCAGCTAATGCGAAACTGCTGTATGGTGAGATAACTTGTCTTACTAATGAGAATGGTTTTTGCTTTGCAACTAATAAATATTTTGCTGATCTATATGACAAGAGTAAAGTAACTATTTCTAAGTGGATAAGCGAATTAGTCGCAAGTGGTTATTTATCAACTAGTTACACATATAAGGAGGGTAGTAAAGAAATTGATAAGAGGTATATAAGTATTCTTAAAGGGGGTATTAAAGAAAACTTAAAGGGGGGTATTAAAGAAAACTTTAAGGATAATAATACAAGTATTAATAATACAAGTATAATAAAAGAAAAAATAATAAAAAAGAAAAATTTTATTGTACCTAAAGTTATTGAGATAAAAGATTATTGTCTTTTAAGGGATAATGGAATAAATGCAGAACAGTTCTATGATTTTTACCAGAGCAAAGGTTGGATGGTTGGTAAGACAAAGATGAAAGATTGGAAAGCTGCAATAAGAAATTGGGAAAGAAACAGAAAAAAAACTGATAAGGGTATGAGTAAAATTCATTCACACTTACAGAAAAACATGAATGTTAAATTAAAATTAAAAAACAAATATGAATCATACGAGTAAACTAATTGAAACTTTATTATTATATAAAAGTGGAAAAGCGATTGATAGTGATATAACACGAGCAATTGAAAAATCATACATTGAAAATTTTATTATTGAATTAGAAAATCTAATTACTTCTAATAATAGTATTACACTAAAAAATAGAATTTTAACTAGAATAGAAGAATTAAAAAAAGAAATATGAAATTAATTAAAACAATGACAAAAGCAGAATTGGTGATAGGATCAATTGACATATTAAGCAAAACCTACATAGAGTTAGGACAGCATAACGTAGAAGAAGAAACATTAGAAGTATTGGCTGAAAGTTTAGCTGATGATTTACTAAGAGTATACAAAAACTTTTACTTTGATGATGCGAAAAATGCTTTTAGTTTAGGTGTGAGAGGACAACACAATGGCGATTTTATACATCTTAATGTACCAACATACATGAAGTGGTTAAGAAAGCATAAAGAGTTAATATGGGATGCTAGGTCAAAAGTAGATCAAGGAGCAGACCCTAGCAAAGTATTACATTACAGACCAGAACCTAAACAACTAACAAATGAATAGAGAAGAATTACAATTAGAATTACAAGACAATCAATGTTTACTAGCAGATGGTTTTGAAACTGCTCTGATAGGAATTACTGATGGCATTAATCCAGTAGCAATTTATGATACATTTTTGTGCATAAAAATTTTAATGCAAGAAGGTATGTCTGAAATAGATGCTATAGAGCATTTTTATTACAATGTGGCAGGTAGCTATGTTGGAGAGAAAACACCAGTCTTTATAAAACAATTAACAAATAATTCTTAATAACTATATTTTGTAAAAAATTAAGTTTAAAAAAAAATATTATGTTTGTAACATGATTTATTTTTTAATAGGAGTTTTTATTTGTGGTGTAGTTAAAGTTTATATTGACAACAAACTATCTTATTATGAGAACGAGCAATTAATAAAAAATTTAAACAAAAAACAAAAAGACAATGACAGAAAAAAGTAAATATTATTATGAGTTTGATAGAAACTCAACATCAACAACAGTAAACCCTAAAATGAAAATGAGTAAGGAAGAATTAGGTTTAGAAAAAGAACACATAACAAGAACTGGTGGGTTATTTCCAACAGGTACTAGATCAATGGATGCTAAGTCTGACAACAGAGTACCTGACTACTACAAAGGTAAGAATGGTTATGAAGCTAGAATGGTTTGTGATAATTTTGACTTACCATACCACCTTGCTACTGCAACAACTTACATCTTACGAAGTTATCACAAGCATGATACTCCTGTAGATTGTTTGCAGAAAGCTATAGCTCATTTAGAATTTGAGTTAGAAAAAATTAATCGTAATGCAAAAGCCAATCTTTAGAGTATTTGTAAAATACAATATTAGAAACAAAGGAGCTGCAAGTAAAGGCAAGAATGGTGTTATAGATACATTTGCATTAACAGACAATATAAAAACGATAGAGAGAGATGAAGAGATACATAATCGCATCTGCTATCTAAACAAAAAGAAATTAGATAAAGTAGTAATAACAATAACAGATGTTGAGGTTGAAGATCAGTATGGGTTTACAACAGATAGATTTTAATTATGCCTAAAATAAGAAAAATAAGAACATCAGATAGAAAGGATAACAGAGGTGGTGGTTATTCTAAAAGAAAGTTTACTTTCCAAGAAGCAGAGGGGATAAGGGGGGAGTACCATAGGGGGGGTGTATCAGTTTCAGCACTTGCTCGTAAATACGAAGTATCTCAACCCCTCATGTACCAACTAATCAAAGGTACAACCTACAATGAATAAAGAAGCAACAGTACAGTCAGCATTTTGTACTTATATACAACTTCAATACCCAAATCTAAGATACTGTGCCAGTTTAGGTGGTATAAGAACCTCTATGAAACAGGCTATACTAGCTAAAAAGACTGGCTATGTAAAGGGTTTTCCTGATATGCAGATACTAAAAACAAACAAACAATATGCAGGACTCTTTATAGAAGTCAAAGCAGATAAGAAATGTTACCCATCTAAACACCAGAAGGAATGGATAGAAGATCTAAACAACGAAGGGTACTATGCTGTTGTTTGCAAAGGTCTTGATGACTGCATTGAAACTTTAGAATGGTACATGAAACTGCTGTGAAACTGCTGTGAAACTGCTAGGTATTTTGCATAGGGCATTTTGACCCTAATTTTCCTAAATCACTTATTATCACACACTTATATTTTCTGACATATTGTCTTATTAACATTTTTATAAAACTAATGTTGATTATTAAATATTTTTTTATATATTTGTCAAAAAAACAATTAAAAATGAAAACAACAACAAAAAGAATAAGTCAATATATTAATAGCCACCAATTGCAACAAGATGACATTAGAGATATTGCAATAGATATTATAGATAGTATGGTAATGAATAAAGTAATTACAGATTGCCTAAATACCGAAAACCAACAAGAATTTGAAGCACAAGATATTATAGTAGAAAAATTAACAGAATTATTTAACATACAAAAATAAATTAATATGTACGACTACGAAGAACATTTAGTATATATGGTTAGCAACTGTTGTGGCAACACTTTTAAAGAAATAAAAGAGTTTTGCTATGTATGTGATACAAGAACACAGAATGAGGTTGAAGAGGGTGCAACGCATTGTGATACTTGTAAACAAGAGAGAGATGTAATAGAAAATTACGTATGTAATTCTTGTGATGATATTTGCCTACCAATAGAAGAATACGAATACGATCAATTAAGAAGAGATGAAATTAAAGAAATGCAACGTGATTGCCGAGCTTAAACAACAAAAAGAACTAGATAAATTGTATAAACAAAATACAATAGAATTGAATGATTATTTTGCATATAGTGGTAAGCAAGAAGTAAAAAATAAATTTACTAGAATTTATGAAGATTATAATTTCAGTAAAAATATTTCTGTAAACAACGATATGACTAAATATGTGTTGAAGGATTATAAAAAATGTAAAATTAAAAATAAATAAAATTATGGATATTATATTAACAGTAGGACTAGCAATTGCAACTTATGGGTTTGGTTTTTTAAGTGGTGTGATCAACACAACAGAAACTAAAGAGATCCAAGAAAATAACAAGCCAATAAACGAAGATAGAAAAGAAGCTTTTGAGTTTGCTTTTAAAAACTTTATAAATAAATAATAACTAACTAACTAAAAACAACTATGAATAACTTTAAAAAAGATGATTTGTTAATGATAATTAACGAGTATCAAAACTATACTAATGAATTTATAAATATATCAGATAAAGATATTGACAAATTATATTTTCAGATAGCCAAAAATGATAATTACGAAGATGACTTATTGCAACAACAAAATATGTCTAATCATATTTTTGATTTATACAGCAATGCTTTGTTAAATAAAATAAAAGAATAATTATGAGTGGCAAATTACCAGTAACTAATTTCTCAGATACTACCTTAACATTCTTATGTATACTAGCGATACTCTTTGGGGGGTGCTAGGGGGTATAGGGGGT